TTTTTACAGCGGCGGTTTGCAAACTACTTCGCTTTTTTCCGGGCCTTCCTGTAGCGCGACAAATGGTTTTGGAGTCAGCGACACTTGGTCTTGTAGAACTTTTGCCGTCAAAAAGCGGCCGATAAAGTGCCAGATGAAGGCCCGTTAAACACCTTGCGTTTCCAGCCATCGATCACTTCGAGATATCCTGCTTCACATCCCAACGGCCGACAACGATCGTCCGGACCTCGCCGGCAGAATTAGTCTCCTCGACGTCGAAGCGATACGCGCCAGGCGCAGCTTCGGCCGACGCGGCCGAGGCAGGAAATCGGACCAAGCCGGCCGGGCCGTCGACAATGACGCCAACCAGTTGAAACGCCTGGCCGAACGCATCCGCCGGCGCACGGCTCGGATTGACGGTCAATCGGAAGCTGCTTCCCGTCACGTCATAGGCCGCCTTTCCCTGGCGGATCTCGAATTCGGGCGCCCAGCTGTCGCCCCGATAGCGCACGATGTTCACCTCGGCGGGTTGTCCAATCATGTTTTCCCCCTGCTATGCGGCGCGTTCGATTGTGGCCCGGATCGGACCTATTTCGGCGATCGACCGAACCGGCGCGAGTTCAATCGTGAACCGGATAAAGTCGTCACCGGCCGCTTGGACCAACGCCAGCGCCTGATCCGATCCCTCGGCGATGTCCAGCGTCGTGATCCGGCGGCCGGTGATCGGCAAAATCTGGATAGCCTCAATCGCCGGCGTCAGCGTGCAGGCGTGGGCGGTAGAAAGCGCCAGGGCCTCGATCGACGTTGTCGCCAGGCCGAGCGACCGGACGCGCTCGGCTGCCAGCGGCAAGGCGGTCTCCGCCATTGTCACGCTGGCCAGCGTGACGCCCGCCGCCGTCGCCAGCGGCAGGGCCGCCTCCGTTTCGGCCGCAACCCCCAGCGACCGCACCCGCGCGACCGACAACGGCAGCGCCTGGTCGACCTCGGCCGCCGGCGTCAGCGTCCGCCGTCTGGCCGAGGCGAGCGACAGGGCGGCGTCGGTTTCCTGGGCCGCGCCAAGCGTCGAGACGCGCGCGGCCGAGATCGGCGGGGCGGAGTCCGTTTCGATCGCTGTACCGAGGGATGTGCCTGCCGCCGCGGGTCCATAATCGCGCGTTTCGTAATACGCCATCTGATCGGCGATGAGCGCGTCGATATCGGCTTGAATGAGATCAGATGCACTTTGGAGCCAAACCGCCTCGAACAGAGGAGAAAGCTGATCGGACGCCTGAGATCCTGAGAGATCGAGCTTAAAGTTTGACCTGATATCCCAAACGCCGCCGGAGTTGCCTCCATCCAAAACCCCTTCGAAATATCCCTCAATGTCGGCGGACGATGAGCCGGCGGTCGGCTTTACAAGAGCGAGGGATACGCGCTCACCCTGATCGATGAAATCCGTGCCGGGCGCCTGATAAATGTCATCGGCTTGGTAGTCGATATATCTCGGATCAAAAACGCCGGCAGTGCCGCTATATGCTTCATATCGAAGGCCGGCGATAGACCCGGCTGACTGCCCAAGAACATTTCCACCGTTATTCCCAAAGGCTTCAGTGCCATTGTATTGAACAACAGCCGCGAGAATGTGAGAGGTCGAGTTTGATACCCCGGACGCGCTAAGATTAAGCGTCGAGCGCAAACCCTCGCTTTCCATCGCGGCAAAGCCGCCGGTCAACACAAGGTTCAGGTCTGGATAACTTGCGCTTATCAGCGCGTCCGCGTCGAGCGCGTTGCCCGACTGGTCATAGACCGTGATCACGTCGAAAGGTGCGGTGCCCCAGGTGTTGGGATCGTCGCCGACGGCGGACCCCTGCGCCAGGCCGCCCGACCCGTTGGGGTAAAAATCCGCCTCCGCGGAAAGACTATCCCTCAAGCGGACGACCGGCCCGGCATACGCCAACCGCAGATAGCGTGAAAACGAATAGGCCGCGATAATATCGAGGCCAATATCATCGAGAATAGCCATCTTACGGCGTCGTCAACGCCGCATAGACCTCTTCAATCTTCGCCGACAGACCTGCTTCGATCGCGTCGATATCGCCTTCGAGAGCGGCCTTGGTCGCGGCATCGAACTCGGCATCGGCCAGCACCGCAGCCCGATGCGCAATGAGGTTGTTCCGGCGGGTCGTCAGATCCATGACGAGCTTGTCGGCGGCTTTGTCGATGCCCTCCTTCTCCTGCAGGAGTGCGACGGCAAGGCGGTTCAATCTGGCGTTTACAATTGGCGACATAGTGCAATCCTTTCCTACAAAGTCATCAGCTCGCCCGCGCGACGACGCCGGCGTTGATGACCAGGTCCGACCCGCTGGTTGTCTCGACATAGTCGTAGGCGGCGAGCGGGATCAGGTCGGCATCCGTGCCGCCGGTCGTGTCCGGGTCGTAGCAGAGCAACAGCTTGGCCGTCGTGTTGTTCACCGCGCCGCCGGCGGCGGTGAAGGTGAGTTGCGGGATCGAGATGTCGACCCGGTCGTTGGCGTCGTCGACCGCCGGCGCGGTCAGGTCCGCGTCGGTCAGCACCTTGCGGACGTAGTTGGTGAAATCCGCCTCGACGCTGGCGCCGGCCAGGATCGCGGCGAGCGTGTCGAGATCCTGCAGCACGGCATCGGCCGCGGCGGTCTTCAGGATGACGACGGTCAGGGCGCTGTTCGCCGGATCGTTCGAAACGACGCGGTCGACATACGCCGCCAACCGGCCCTTTGCGATATTGAAGATGATGTCAGCCATGATGATGGTCCTCTATTTTGACTTAGGTGTTTCAGCTTCGAATGAAGTTTCGAAGGCTTCGGTACCGGAAAAAACATGAGTGGCGCGGGTGATGGTCCATTCACCATCCAGGCCGTCGCGGAACCCGGACAGGGCGGCGGTGCCTTCGGCAACCAGATCCGTTCGGCCGCGACCCTTGCAGGCCAGCGTCGCCGCCCCCCGCTGCAAGGCGTCCAGGCGCGCCACGGCCGCGCTGTAGGCTTGCGCCTGGTCAGGGTAGGTCCGGCGGATCGTGTAGACCGGCGACCCTTCGCCGGCGCGCACGGGAACACGATCGCCGCCGTCGACGTCCTGAAAGTGTGCGATGACAGCGGTGTACTTTTCCCGGTCCGCCTCCCGCATCCGCCAATCGGCCAGATCTTCCGGCGTGATGACCGCATGCTTTAGCGGCTTGCCGGTGATGGACTTGGACTCTCCGCGGGTGACGAACAGCAGTCGGCCAGACGCCGGCTTGGCGATCGCATCCAGGTCGCGCGCCAGGCGCGTCAGCAGGTGCAGGTCGCTTTCTTCGGTCTGGTCGACATGGTTGTAGAATTTGCCGGCAAGCGCGGGCGATATGGCCGGCGCCAGGCCGTGGCTCGAGGCGATGGTCGACACCAGATCGCGGATCGTCACGCCGTCCCATGACTTCGTGATCGGCTGCTTCATCTCCGACCGCATGTCGGCCGCCTTCGCAAAAATCCCGATCCGATGTGGCGGTCCCGAGATTTCGACCTCATCGACGGTGAACCGACCCATATGCGTCAGACCGGTTTCCGAATAGCCGATCGACACGTCCAGGACCGCACCTTTAGCAGGCCGCGCGATCCGCCCGTCACGGTCATCCAGATACAGCTCGACACGGTCGCTCTTCCAGCCAGGTTCATCCTCGATTCGCATCGAAAGCAGCCGATCGCGGATGACGGCCGTCACGTCGACCTGGTCCGCCCGTATTTTGAATGCGGGCCGCATCAGTCCCAAAGCCTCACTTGTTCGGGTTCGGCCGCGACGACGACATCCGGCAGCACGATGATGCGGCCGGCCGGCAGGATCGGGCCGAGATCGGCCAGGGCCGGATTGGCCTCGAGCACCTTCTCGACCGCGTCGGCCTGCTTGCCGTAGTAGCGCCAGCAGATCGCGTCGACCATGTCGCCCGCTTTTGTGAAGTAGCGCGCCGTCATCGATCTTCCCCGTAATATTCCAGCGACAGCGTGAACTCCATCTGCCGCGGATCCCCGTTCCGATCGAACAGCGAATTCCGCTCGGCCACGCGGGTGATGACGAATTTTCCATGCACCCGGCCGCGGCCGTCGACCAGGATCATCGGCTCGCCACCGGATGCGGAACTACGCATTCTGTCGATCTGACCTAGTCCGCCGCGGAAATGCGGAAAGATAACCCCCTGCAGATCGATCGTGTCCCGGCCGATACCGACGAACTGCAGCGCGGGGCGACGGCCGAAACGATCCTGCGCCTGCCAGCGATAGTCCGTGCTCCGGCTCAACGTCTGGTACGCCGCCGTTGAAATGGAAAACCGGAAAGACCCAAGGCCGAGCATGACGGACACGGTTCGACCTCCTAATCGTACAGCGCCGCGCGGCGCTGCTCATCCTGGATCCGGGCGACCTCTTGCGCGATCGCCCGCGGATCCTGGCCGGGCGCGGCCTGGACGTTGATGGTGACATTGTGGGTGACGGTGTCGCCGGCGGCCGATGCCGTGGCCGGACGCGGCGGCCCATTGGATGTGACGATCGGTCCGGCCGTTCGAGCCGCCTCTGCGGTCTGTACGATCTGTGATGCAGAACTGCGCCGGCGGCCGGCCGCCGGCTGCGCTTGGTCTTCTTCGTCATCGTCACCGAAAAATCCGGCGACCGCGTCATAGGCTCCGCCAAACCAGTCGAAAAACTGTTTAGCCATATCCCAAGCCCAGGATATCCAGTCACCGACGGTGCTAAACGCCCCACCAATCCACTCAGTCAGGCCCGGAAATTTTTCTTCGAACCATTCGGTAACGGTCGACCAGTTCGCGATGATCAGCGCCGCGGCACCGGCAACGACGGCGATAATCGCGCCGATCGGATTGGCAATTGCTGCGGCCGCGATCATTCGTAAGCCGGTGGCGACGAGGGGAAACACGGTCTGGCCGAGTGCCAGGGCAACGCCCGACAGCCCCTTGAAAACCGTGATCAGTCCCAGGGATTTGATGCCCAGGAAGGTCAGAAGGTATTGCGAAGCCACGAGGGTGCCGAGAATGCCCGCTACGGCCGTCCCGACGCCGGCGACGGCAACCATCAAACCACCCAAGGCCAAAGCACCGATACCGACGATTTGTGATAGGATTGGGAACTCCTGCACTAGCGTGTCGACCCATCCGGTAGCGGTTCGAAGCGCCCCGGTGACCCAACGCACCGCCGGCAGCAGCAGCGTGCCGAAGGAAATCGACAGGCTCTCGACGGCTGACCAAAGTTCCAGCCATCCGCCCTGCGTCGTGTCCGCCATATCCTTGGCCAGGCGTTTGCCTTCCCCGCCGACATTGTTCAGTTCCTGCCGGAACTTCTGCAGGGTGCCGGCCTTCATTTCGGCGACGAGCTTGGCCACTGCCGGCGCCGCCTCGGTTTCGAAGATCGTCTTGAAGGCCTGCAGCTGCTCGCCGGAACCCATGCCGTCGGTCGCGTCCGCCAGCTCTTTCAAAACGTCAAGGATCGGGCGCATCGATCCATCCAGGTTCGTCGTCTCGATGCCCAGATCGGCCAACATGTCGGCCGCTTCGCCCGACGCGGACGCAAGGCGCAGGAAGATCGCGCGCGCGGCAGTGCCGCCCTGGCTGGCCTTGATGCCCGAATTCGCCATCGCGCCGAGCAGCGCGGAGACATCCTCGATCGACGCTCCGGCGGTCGCCGCGACCGGCGCGACGAACTTCATGGATTGTCCCAGCATCTGGACGTTGGTGTTCGACCTGGTTGTCGTTGCCGCCAGCACGTCAACCACATGCGTCAGATCCGCCGCCTGCAGCCCGAAGGCGGACATGATGTCCGACGAAATATCCGCTGCTAAACCGAGATCGAGCGAACCCGCGCGCGCCAGGTCGAGCACCGCCGGCATCGCTTCGATGATCTGCATTGTGTCGAAACCGGCCATCCCCAGGAACTTCATGCCCGACGCGGCCTGCGAAGCGGAGAAGCTGGTCGACGCGCCAAGCCGCCGCGCCTCGGCCGTGAGATCGCCGAACTGCTCGACCGTCGCGTTTGTGATTGCCCGCACCTCAGTCATCGCCTGCTCGAAACCCGCGGCCGTCTGGATCGGCGCCGAGGCGAACCTGGTCAAGGCATCGCCCGTCCGGCCGAGAGCGTCGGTCACCCAAGTCAATTGGCCCATGGATTCCAGACGCTGCTGCATCTGGTCGAAACGGCGGTTCAGAAGGCGCGTGGACGCTTCGACGCGGCGCTGCGCCCGCTCCAGGCCGGAGTGCTGCGCATAGACCTCACGGAACGCGCCAAGCAGCGACCGTGCCTGCGCCACCATGGATACTGACAGTGTCGTATCGGCCATGCTACTGTCCCCTCATGGTGTTAATAGTCATCTTCCCGATCTTCCTGGCCGTCGCCGCCATCGGCGTCGCGGCCCTTTCGGTCGCCAGCGTCGGCGCTACTTCCGGCTGGCTGGCTGGCGTCCTGATGTTTCAGGTCTTCGTCCTGGTCTACCTTCTGGTCTTCCGCAGCCGCCCGATCCCATGGTGGCTATCCACCGTGTTTTTCGTATCCATGGGCGCGACGGCCGGTTACCTGGAAGAAAGCTGGCCGCTTGGCATCGGACTCGGGTTGGTATCCTGGATCCTTTACCTGCTGACGCATTCGGGCCCGTCCTTCCTCGACATTTCCCGGCCGCGCCGGTCAGGCCTTCGGCGCAGACGGTAACCGCGCCTTCGCCCGTTCCCACCACAACGCCAGCTCCTCCAGTTCCATTTCGTACATATCGGCCGGCCGCCAGTGAAAGATGGCCGCGATATCGGCCATCATTTCCGTCACATCGTCGGTGACGGCTGGCCTTTGGGATGAAAAAAATCGAGCAGATGCCTTCCGATCTCGCCGATGTCCTCGATCTCCAAGCTGTAGAAGTGCTCAATCGAGATCTGCGGATCCGCTATGCGCGGCACCAGGGTCGCCACCGTGTCCATATCCAGCGAATAGATATTGACCAGCCGCAGCCCCCGCAGTTCGCCGGCGCCGGGCTTGCGCAGGGTGAGTTTGGTGACTTCCTGCTCGTTGACGGTCAGCGGTTTCGACAGGGGGATCGTTGCTGTCTTCTTGCTCATGGGTCAGGTCTCCGGTGCTTAGAAGCCCAGCGCGGAACGCTGCTCGGCCAGTTGATCGACGCCGCCGATAACCCGGCGCATGTTGATGGCGTCGATCTCCACGACATCCGATCCGTCGATGGTCAGACGCAGGAAGCTGCAGGTCATCATGACCTTCAGCGTACCCTTTTCGCCGGGCTTCCAGCTCGACGGCTCGTTGGTTTTCACCAGGCCGCGCATCTGGTAGACGACGCCTTGTGTGACCGTACCGTCGGACTGCGCGCCGCGAAGCGTGAAGGTCGCGTCCGAATTGCCCAGCTGAGTGAACAGTGCCGGGTTGAATTCGGCGAAGGACATTTCGCATTCCATCTTTTCGACCATCCCGGAGTCGAGATCGATGGGCGCAGCCATGCCGCCCGCCTTATGTTCCAACACCGCGATCGCGATCTTCGGCGGCGTGCCTTCCTCGACAAGACCGGCCCAGCCGATCCCGTCGATGAAAGCGTTGAAGTTTCGAAGTGTCTTGGGGATCATGTGAACCTCCATTCAAAC